TGAATGCCGGCGCAATATCGAAGTCCAGTGTATCTAACGGCCAGTGTGCTTTTCATCATGAAACAGTTGGCATTCAATGTGAAAGGATCGCCAGAACCTAGGTTCCATTTGATGATTGCCTTGTACAATCCCTCCGCCAAAGATTTGACATAAGCCATCGATCTCAGCATTATGTAGAGATCACAGATCTCCCGGGGAACATTACAAAACTCAAGAAACATGGCATATGCTAACACGTGGGAGGGTCGGTGGGTGCTATCTTGTCGTGTTAGGTCAATTTGGAGGTTCCCACAGCTCTCAATCCTGGCCCCGATTCCTCTTTCTTTTAGCAGCTGACTCAATTCGTCATCTGAGAACCCGGCGTCCGTCAAGAAATCGTCTCGATCCATTTGAGCCATCCCATAATAACCAAGGCGTGCGTAGGCACCAAAGTGGTTGGTCATTGAAGCTTCATTCGCTATAACTGTCTGACCGTGCGTCTCCGCCCCCTGCAGCCCTGGTTTAACTTTCACCTGAGTCTTAAGGAAACTATTTCGCGCCAGTGAATTTGCAGCGAAACCAAAAGGGTCGTCCCATGTTTTGATGAAGGTAGGCGTTCTAGAGCAGATGTAGTCATAGCCGAAATTGTTGACGGCATGAAACTGATATTCATCCTTACAGAAAGAGTGTATGTAGCCATCAAAAAGTTCCTTGGCATCACTGATATCTTGACATGTAAGGTGGAACTGCTTGGGTTCATTGAGCTGCCTGATTATGAGGTTTCTCAGGTCGTGGTATCGGTCCCTAGCCATCTGGATGTCCCCAAGTGCAGAGACACCAGGTATGTGACTCTTCAGTCTCGGTTCGTCCCCAAAACCAATCTCGGAGCTACATGAGATTAAGCCGTGGGCAGCCTCTGTGATCAAATCCAGGTGTTCCTTGTAGTTTCTGCGACTAGTGTGTTGAGTTCTCGGGTTGATGACCTCATTCGCGAATTTCATACTGATCACATTGTCCACCTCCGAAGCTGCGCTTATGTGAGTCGGGTCGACCTGACCAGAAACCGTCACCAATCTATCACCATGCGGGCCAGGCATCTCGAGATTCCAGGCGGCGTGGTTGAAGGCCTCGTTCTGTGAGCTGTACGGCAAAAGAATTGTGTCTAGGTCGTGTGGTCTTCTGTAGCGCTCGCGTGCCAGTTGAGTGTTAGTTTTGTTCCCGTTGATGATTGGCACGGCTTCGAATTGAACTTTAACGAAAGCATCGGCAGCGTCCCCCAGAGTCATATCAAGAATTAATTTTTCCGTATGTCTAGAAAATAGTACACTCTGTATTGCCGGCATGTTTCTGAACCAACGATGTTGTTTGTGGGCGAGACCAGAGTTGAAATAATGAGTACGGCATCTAAGACCCTGAGATTGTGTGACAGAGCACATGACATTGCCATAGGGGTCTTTTGTCTCTTGTGCCGTAAGTCTGGCTCTCGTATACAACTCGAATCTTGGAAAATCAGCAGAATCGTTGTTGTTCCGGTCCACCAGGTATACACTCTGTCTCACCTT